CGTGAACCAAGTGCATATCCCGGTAAAGCGATATGCAGCCCATTGCACCACGAAGTGGTGAGTGAGAGCCAACATAGCCCAAGAAGACAAAGCTCCCATAGGTTGTCCTACTTCATAATGATATGAAGTTGAAGGATGTGTTACCACACCTTTCTTCTTCAATCCTCTGAAATAGTACAATCTATCAGTTAATAATCGCCTCCAAAGCTTAGCAAGCTTTTTACCAATTAACATAGTAAGAATTTCTTCTTGTATGGAAACGGGGAGACGATCAGTAGCTGCCGAAAGATCAAAAGAGAAGAACTCTTTCGTCTTTAAGAGAAGTAATGCCTTCAAAGGTCGTGTTTGATCAAATGTTCCATCCTGGGGTATCACCCTCAGTAATGAGAAAATAAGATCATGCAACGGTTTAAACATCCACTGAGTGAATGGATCGACCATTGCAAACACTCTCACCTTCCCCGCAGCTTCCTCTTTCAACGACAGTTGACCTAAATGAAACTCCGTTTTCGGACCATAGAAAGTTGCTAACAATCCATGGCCGGCAGCGGTTAAGTCGGATTTAGTAACGTCCTGAAGAACGAGAATCATCCGTTCTAAAGAACCGTTACCTGTTAGGTAACACCACTCTCGTAAATCTCTGAACAATTTTGGGTGATGAGCCCAAGCATGAGCAGCTTTTACAAGAGAAGGATACCACGTAGAAAATAAAGAAGGTGAGACCGAAGCTCTAAAAGGTCCCATAGGACCCATCAGGTCAACGGTCTTCTTCTCATCTTCTATATCCTCCCAATCATTTGGGTCGAACCTAACTGACGTTGGGGAAGATCTATTAATTATAAAAGGCTTGGCCTCGAGCACCGGAAAACGATGCGAAGCAGATACAAGATCTACTTTTGCAACTTTCTGGAATTCAGCTAATATACCCGATGCGAATGTCGCTAAAAGTGACACAAACAAAGGAATAAAAGCTTTAGCTCGTTCAAAACCCTCCATAGTCATACGACCAGGAGTGATAATAGTACTGAAACTCAACTTACCTGGAAACTCTATAACTCGATAAAGAGAAAATAGAGAAATCCAGAGTTTAAGAACTTTCCTATTACCAGACCTTATTAGATCCCTATGACA